TCAACGCGTGTCTACGTTCGATGAACAATCGCCCGCGGGCAGATAAGCATCGGCCAGCGCGCGGGCCAGTTTGATCGCCACGGCCTTGGGTAGGTGCCAAGTGGCATCCGCGTCGCCAGCCGACAACGCGAAGCAAAGGTGCCCATCGGTCTGGTCCTTCATCACGAACCCGGCCCCGACCGGCGACCGGCCAGGCTCGAAATCGGTGAAAATTGTCATGTAGTTGTGCATCACTTCCCTCCATTCAGTGCGTCAACAATCGCCTGAGCGCTGACGGCGTCGTGGCACGCCGCGATGACCTGTGCGGTGTGGTTGTCCCGGATCGCCCACGTCCAGACGTGGACGGCGTGGGCGCGGACCTCCTGTTCCGCGCCGTCGTCGTTGATGAACTCGGCAAGGCCTGCGCCCATGCCGACCGTCTCCCAGTCGAAGCTGAAGCGTTTCATGCCAGCAAGTCCCAACCGAGAGTGCGCAGGTACAGGTGATAGATCGCCTGTTCGTCAGCCACGTCTTTCTTGTCGCGCTCCAGGTCCGCGATGACCTTTTTCAGGATCTTCGGGTCGTAGCCGTTGGCCTTCGCCTCGGCGTAGACCGACTTGCGGTCTTCCTGCGACGCGGCAATCTCGGCGTTCAGGTTCTGGATGCGCCGGACGTAACCGTCCAGCACCTCCTTTGCTTGGTTGTGGAGCGGGTCGGTCATCCCAGCAGATCCTCTTCAAAGTCGTCCGCCGCGTCGATCGGCTGGAAATCGTTCTCGGGCTTGGCCCGGCCGCCCCCGCCAACACGCTCGCCATCCCGCACCTTCTGCAAATTGTCCAGCTTGAACGACACGCCGAACCCGTCCGAGCGGTCGTAGGCCTGGGCGACTACCGTCGCTCGCATGAAGCAACCCGAATAGATCGCATTGGCCTCGATTTCCTCATAGAGGCCGTTGGCCTTGTCGGTCATGGTCTGGCCGGCGAAGTTGACCACCGGGCGGGCCATGCGGTCGACAACGCCCGGCGCGCCCTGCTTTGTGTTCATGCGCACAACCACTTGCCCGGGCTCAAATCCGGCGTACAGTTCGCCCTCCCGCGTCACCACGGAACCGCCGTCCTTGAACGGGGACCGGAACTTCGGGTTCTTGACCATGGCGGCGGCCTTCTCGCCCCAAAGCTTCTTCGCAGCCGCGTTGAACAGATCGCGGTAAAGCTTGGCGTCGTCGGCGCTTTCCAGGATCGCCGTCACCGACCACGTCTTGCGCCCGGTCTTCTCGTCCACTTCCGGCTTGTCGAACAGCTTCACAAACATCGCCCGGAACGGGGCGGTCATCTTCTTGTCGGAGTATTCGTAGCGGTCAGCCATCGTATTGCCTTTCTGTCAGTCAGTGATCGGGGTGAAGTCCTGGGTCGCGTCGCCCTTGGCGGCGCGCTTGTCGTCGTCGGGGACAAGGGTCGTCCCCGACGAAACGCTTTCGATATGCTCGGCCAGCAACTGCCGGGCGGCATCTTCACGGGCCTTCTTCGTCTTGCCGTCCATCAGGTCGGCCAGCTTGCCGCGCATCTGCGCGGGGCTGCGAAGTTTCGGTTCCTCGTGGATTTCTTCCGGCGGCAGCCCGAGCATGTCGGCCAGATCCTTGACCGCTTGCTCGTCGCGCCAGCGGTCGGTCGGCCGCTTGGCGACCAGCTTCCAGCCCGGAATGTGGGCGCCGCGATCAGCTTCGGCGTAGGCAAAGGCCCGCGTCGCCTTGATCGCGGCTTCCGCCCGGTCGCAGATCGCCAACGCTTCGGCCAGCTTCTGCGGCGAGTACCCGGGCGCGAAGTCTGCGGCTGCGGCCGCCTCGATCTCGCGCTGGACCAGCGGGCAGATGCTGGCGACGTTCGCCTTGCACCAGCGGCAGTGCGTGCCCCGCGCAAGGAACCGGTCGGCCCAGTCCGGGCCTTCGGTGCTTTCGGCTTCCCGGACGCGCTCGATGCCGGCCAGGATCTCGCCTTCCAGTTCCAGCAGGTCGCAGGCGTCAATCGTCCACTCGCGCACCGGGCCGTCAGAGTGGAACGCGCGGGGCTGAATGATGACGAACCGCACGCTGGCGATGCCGCGATTGCCCAGCTGCCGGCACTTCATGATCGCGTAGATCGCGCCTTGCCAGTTGTTCCGGGCTTCGACCACGACGCCGACGCCGTGTTTGTAGTCGGCCACCAGCAGCTCCTTGGTGCTGGGCCGATACCGGCTGAAATCGCACGTCCCCCACAGATCGTCGTTGTAGACGAGCCGGGTTTCCGTCTCGATTTCGTCGCCGGCGTCTTCGTCGGTTTCGTCGCTCAGCCAATCCAGCGCGCTTTCGACCGCCACCACATCGTCAAGACTAAGCGTGACGCCGTTCGACATCTTCAGGCTGGCCGGCACTGGCTTGCCGGTCAGCAGCAGTTCCAGCAGCTCATGGGCTGCCGTGCCGCGCTCGGAACTGTCGGACGACGTGTCCGGCAGGCCCCGCGCCATGGAGATCGAGCCGGGGCACGCCATCCACGTAGCGGCTCCGGACGGGCTAAGGCGGGCGTGGGCGGCCATCACTTCGCCCCCGCGGCGTTCATGGCGGCGGTCATCGCGTTGATGACCGCCGCGTACTTGGACGGGGCCATCTTCGCGACGTTCGGGGCGCCGCCGATATCGAAGAAGATCTTGGCGACGTCGGCCTGGCTCAGCTGCAGCAGTGCAGCCTTGACGACACGGCGGACGTCGTCAGCGGTCGGCGGGACCACCGTGTCGTCGCCGGGCTGGTCCGGCGTGTCTGCGGCCGGTTCTGCCGCATCGGTCGCGTCCGCCTCGCCGGCCGGTTCCGGGTTCTCCGGGTCGCGCCGGTCTTCGGGCGCGGTCGAGATGTTGGCGAGGGGCAGCGCCTCGCCGCTCCGGGCCAGATCGCTCCGAACCGCCACCCGACCCTGGGTCAAAATGGCGTTGTTCAGCGCGGCCACGGTCATGCCGAACCCGGCGCCAAGCTCGGTCAGCTCGTCATCCTCGGCGATTTCAGCCTTGGTGCGGCGGCGCCCGCCGCTGCCGGCCTCGCCGATCAACCGGGTGTTGGGCGACAGCGGGATTTCCGGTGCGGCGTCCGGCGTGGCGGCGGGCGCGGCGTCGCCCGGCAACATGCGGGCCCACACCTGGGTGCGGCCCTCGCCTTCGAGCGTGGCCGGCGGCGAACCGGCAATCCGCAGCATGGCGTCGGCAGCGGCTGCGAAATCCGGGAAGGTCATTTCGATCTTGATCATCTCGTCCTCTTGAGTTTCGATTTTCAGAACATCGAGGGCAGCTTCAACGGCTTGTTGCTGTCCAGGATTTGTGCGCTCATGCGGGCGCGGCGGGCCGCCGCCCGGGCGATAATCTCGTCCATCGACCCGATCAGGCGCGACACGTAGATGTACGGCTGCCGGGTCTGGCGCGGCCCTTGGATGCGCATCGCTGCCTGGTGGTTGTTGTCGTCGATCCAGTCCAGTTCAAAGAACACCAGCCGGTTCGCGGCCGACAGATCAATGGCCTGTCGCGCAATGTTGTCCTGCACCAGCAGCACGCGCTTGGCCGGTTTGTCGGTGAACTCCCGGATGTGTTGGTCCCGTTTGGCGTCGGGCGTCTTGCCGTTGATCCGGCGGGGCTTGAACGGGAGCAGGTAATGCATCAGCAGCTCGGACGGCTGGAAGTGGTGGAAGAAGATCACGACCTTGTCCCATTCCCACTTCGCCAGCCGCTCGGTGATGTAGCCAGCCAGCGGCTTGGCCTTGACCAGCGCGTGGGCGAGCCGCACCCGGGCGGCGTCCGAGTTGCGCGGCAGGGGCTTGGCATCCCCCGCCAGGAAGTTCTCGATGATGCGCTTGACCTTCTTCTCGTTCTCGAGGAACCCGATATCGCGCAGGTCGGACGGATCGTAGTCGCCCTCCTTCGGCACAATGTCGATTTCCTCCCAGATCGGGGCAGGCACCGGCTTGTCGGTGACTTGGTGCTTCACGTCCTCCCATGTGCGCCGCAGGAAATGCGGTGCCATGAGCCGCTGCAGTTCCTCGACGTTCTTCGCGCCGGTCACGACCGGGCCGTGGTCGCCCATGTACCAGTTGCAGTATCGGTTGAGGAAATCCTCATGGGTGCCCTTGAAGGCCCCGACCGTCACCAGCATCGTGAACAGGTCGGACGGGTCTTTCATCACCGGCGTCGCCGTCAGGAACCAGATCCGGCCCGCGACGGACGCAAAGCCGTCGCGAGACAGGACCATCTGGGTCCGCTTTGACGTCGGCGTTTTCAGGAAGTGCTGTTCGTCGACGATCATCACGTCCCAGCGGTGGTGCATGATCCGGTCCCGGATCGCCAGGTTCCGGGCGTTGTCCATCGAGATGATGGTCACGCCGTTCGGTTCGATCGGGTCTTTCACGTCCCAGACCGTGGCGCGCGGCAGACCCATGAGAGACGCGCTGTCGAAGGTGTTGGCCCACACGCTGCGGGCCAGACCCGGGCAGACGACCAGAACCGACCGGGCGCCGATCAGATCGCACGCCACGACGCCCTGGATGGTCTTGCCGACGCGGCAGCCGTCCAGCAGCCCACCACGCTTGCGGGCCGCCAGGAACTTCGCGCCTTCGATCTGGTACGGGTACGGCGTCATGCCTTCGTGAACTCCGGGTTGCGCTCGGCGTAGTCGATCATCTTGTCCAGCACGTCGCGGGCCTTCTGCAGATCCTGGATGCCGCCCTTGTCGCGCCACCGGCAGATGTACTTCAAAACAAGGCTTTCGGTGCCGTCCAGCCGGTTCGCCATCATGAATTCCAGCGGCTGGATCCGGTGCTTGGTGTAGTGGTCCCCGCCGACCTGGCCAGACCACAGGTCCGTTCCGGTCTGGATCTTCTGCTGCAGCTGGTCTTCATCCAGCTTCACCCAGACCTGCTTGTCGGCCACCACTCCTTCGGCGGGCTTGAGTTCCACGCCCAATTTCGACGCGGACAGGGTTTCGGGCGCGTCGCCCAGCCAAGTGGCCTGCACGGTCTGGGCGCATGCTTCGGGCTCGTAACCCAGCCAAGTGGGCGGTGCGGGGGTTTCGGCCGCCACCCCTTCGGCGGTCGGCGCCGGGGCGGTATTGAGCAGTTTCAGAAAATCGTACTCACTTTCGCCGTCCTCGGTGAAAACGTCCGCGCCGTGTTCGTCGCGGATCACCCACGGGAAACCACTCAGCTCGCCGTGCGGGCTGCACCGGCGCAGGGCTGGCCCCCGCACAAGCCCGCGGGCGTCGTGGTACCAAGTCCCCTCACACATCTGCACCATTCAAACCTCCATCAGTTCGGCCAGCTCGGGCCGCCATTGCTCGGGCATGTCCAGCAGCGTCTCGAACCACGCGGTCGGGCTGACCGCCCGGACCTGGATCGTCAACGCCGGGACGTGACTGTAAAATTTACGGATGCGCCAATCGCAAATCTGGCTATCATCCTTCCAGACCACCTGGTTCAGGCCGTCGACCATCTTCGCCAGGTTGTCGCCGTCCGGCTTGCTCGTCGGGCGGATCTCGTTCGCGAAGGCGGCGCGGCGCTTGGCTTTCGACCAGCTGTCCGGCACCGGGACGGTGGCGATCAGCGTCAGGTCCAGCGGCCCGTCGAGCGGCGCGGCGCCCGCCATGGCCTGCAGCCCGGCGTACCGCAGCGCGCTTTCGTAGCTGGTCGTCTTCGCGTCGGTGAAAGCCCGGCCGGACGCCTTGCTGAACCGGGGCCGCCCCTTGCCGCGAGGCGTGCCGGGCAGGATGATCTGAACCCGGACGTCGGTCACGACCGCCGCGTCCCGCCGCCGAACATCACGATAATCGTAATGCAGACCGCCCAAAGCGCGGAAAACGTACCGACAAACACAAGGGCCGGTCGCTCCGCCAGGAACAAAAGTGTCGTCTCGATCATGTCAGCTCGCCAAAAAGTAGAAGATCTCGAAGGCCAGATCGGGCAGCGCTGCGGCGGCAACGCCGGCCAGAAAGGCGGCGCACAGGACGTGCCAGGTTCGCATTGCTACACCTATTCCTCGAAGTGCCGGGGGGTCAGGACCACGCCGAATTTCGGCGCGATCGCCTTGATTATCGGGATCCAGCGGCGCGGGATGAGCCCGCCGCGGCCGTCTTGCTCCGGCGGATAGGTCCACCGGTAAATCGTCTCGCGCCGGATCGGATACCCCGACGCGGTCAGGAACCGCGCCAGCTGCGCCGCGCCGCCGAACGCCGCGATCACGCGGCTTGCTTGGGGTGACAACGTTTCGTTCATATTTCTAGTGTTACGCTTATCGAAACACTAACGCAAGCCTTAAAAATCGTATCTGTGGATAAAGTTGCGCTTATCGTAACGCTATGGTATATACACAACCGGGAATGCAACTTGGGCCGAGGAGGGCACACTGATGGAAGACGCACAAAACCCGAAGGAAACCGCCGACTTGAAGCCGCAGGGGCCCGCGATGGACACCGATTTCTTCAAGGAGGCGCTGCGCCGCCGGCAGATCAGCCAGCGGCGGCTGGCGAAGTACCTGAACATCTCGGCGTCGGCGGTCACGAAGTTGCTGCAGGGCGTCCGCCGGATGCAGCTGAACGAGGCGGGCGTGATCGCCACGTTGCTGGGCGTCCCCGTCTCGGAGGTGCTTGAGCGCGCCGGCGTGCAGACCGCCCGCGAGGCGCAGTGCCCGGTCAACTTCGTGTCGGACGCCACCGGCGAGGTGAAGCCGCGCGCCGAAAAGGCCTGGGTGCAGCTGCCCCTGGCCGGCGATGAAAGCACCGTTGCCGTGCGCTGCGAAGACCCCATGTCCGCCCGTTTCGGGTGGGTCTACTACTACACCCCGCAGGACGGCGTGGACGTGACCGCGCACAACAGGATGTGCGTGGTTCGCCTGCGCGACGGCCGGGCGGTGATCGCCTTCTGCGTGCTGGGGTTCGACGGCAAGACCTTCGTCCTGCAGCGCGAGAACGGCACCGTCGAAACGGCACAGATCACGTCCGCGTCGCCGATATCCTGGGTCAAGTTGCTGATTTCGTAGCGGAAGCCGCGACGGCGTTTGGTTAATCGTAATCTTTTCGTATCTTTTAGTGAAAATTCGTTGACATTTGTCGCTTATCGAATCTAGGGTTTCCATATCGGAAACATTCATTCGGAGGCGTTAATGGAAACGTCAAAGCCCATCTTGACCGAGGGCGAACTTGCCGAGCGTCTGGGTGTCGCCGCCCAGACGCTGCGGCGCTGGCGGCTGCAGGGCCGCGGGCCGGCCTACATGAAGTGCGGCGACCGCGCCAGCACGGCCACCGTGCGCTATCGGCTCGCCGACATCGAGGCATGGGAGCGGTCCCGCGTCGCCGTCACCGGCGAAGCCCCGGCCGTGGCATGACCCCCGCCAAACCGAAGGGCGCGGCAATCGCGTCAGAAATCGCAGCGAAGCACCGGGTCACACTGGCCGACCTGACCGGGCCGTGCCGGCAGCGGGCCATCTTCCGGGCTCGGGCCGAACTGGCGTACCGGCTGCGGACAGAACTCGGCTGGTCGTTCCCCCGCATCGGCCGGCTGCTGAACCGCGACCACACGACGATCATGAACCAGGTGCGCGTCCACGCGGCGCGGTGCGGAGGGGCCGGCCGTGGCGACAGTTCACATTGACTTCGAGACGCGCAGCACCTGCGAACTGAAAACAGCCGGCGCGCACAAGTACGCTGAACACCCGGACACGGGGGTCTGGTGCATGGCCTATGCCGTCGACGACGATCCGGTGCGGATCTGGAAACCCGGCGACCCTTGGCCGGGGCTGGACATGGGCGCCACCTTCATGGCGCACAACGCCACGTTCGAGCTGCAGATCTGGAACAAGATCATGGTCCGGCGCTACGGCTGGCCGGCGCTGCTGGTGGAGCAGATGCGCTGCACCATGGCGATGGCCTATGCGCTTGGGCTACCGGGCTCGCTCGAGCAGGCGGCCGCCGCTGTCGGGCTGCCGGTTCGCAAGGACATGGACGGGCGGAACCAGATGTTGCGCATGGCCAAACCGCGCCAGATGACGGCGAACGGCCCGATCTGGTGGGACGACCCCGCGCGGCTGGAGCGGCTCTACAGCTATTGCATGAACGACGTCGTCGTGGAACGCGAGCTGGAACGGCGGCTGGTCCCGCTTTCGGCAGACGAGCAAGCGCTCTGGGTGCTCGACCAGATCATCAACGAACGCGGGGTCTACGCCGACGTGACGGCGGCCCAGGCTGCGCTCGGCATCACGGCACAGACCAAGAAACTGCTGGACGCGGAAATGGTCCGGGTGACGGGCGGCTGGGTCAAGGCCTGCACGTCCGTGGCGCAGTTGATCGAGTGGATGAGCTTGCGCGGTGTCGAGACGGCTGGTGTCGCCAAGGCGGACATCACCGACCTGCTGGACCGGGACGACCTGCCGGACGACGTGCGCAAGGCGCTGGAACTGCGGCGCGACGCGGCGAAAAGCTCCACAGCCAAGCTGAAGGCGATCCTGGAGGCCGCCAGCGACGACAACCGGGTGCGCGGGGTGCTGCAGTACCACGGCGCGGGCACCGGCCGCTGGGCCGGCCGCCGGGTGCAGCCGCAGAACATGCCTCGCACGGACAAAGACATCGCCCCGCTGGTGGACGAAATTCTGGAAGGATTGGCGCAATGATTGACCTGACGAAGAAGTGGAAGACGCGGGACGGCGAGCCTGTGGTGAGCCTTGCTTTGGTGGCGCATGGCGAAAAGTTGTCGGGGTTGATCTGCGGCAAGAACTGGGGGGCTTGGGCGACGTGGTGCCCGGGTACCGGCAAGAACCGAGGGGCTTGGAAAACGTGGCGCCTGAGTGCCGGCGAGGACGTGGGATTTGGCCGCAAATCAGGCTGGGACTTGGTCCCCGACGAAGACGAGCCCGCCGCCCCGCGGTTCCCGCGCGGCTGCCGTGTCCGCAAGAAAGGCGGGTCTTGGTGGGAAGGCGTTGTCGTCGGGCACTACTCGACGCGGCAGACGCCGGATGGGGTCTGCGTGCAGCTAGAAAAGCCCAACGGCCCCGTCCAGATTTACCCGGCAAGCGCGATGGAGGCCATAAAATGATCGACCCGACGAAGAAGTACCGGACCAAAGGCGGGCTGCCGGTTAAGGGGTTGCGCTTCAATCACTACGGGGCCGTTGTCGTCGGTTTCGTCGACGTTGGCGACGGGCGGTGGCTGGAAATCAAATGGAACCCGCTGACCGGTGAGGCCCCGGGCTCGCTGTGCTTTGGCTTGGGCACCGGGGCGGATCAGTTTGACCTGGTCCCGGTCGAAGACAAACCCGCCCTGCCCGATCTGGACGCGCGGCTGTACCTGATCGGTTGCGCCATCTCCGGGACGATCGCGTCGGCAGACGCGGACATCAACCCCGACCCGCGCCTGACGGCGAAGTGGGCCGTGGAATTCGCCGACGAAGTGCTGGCAATGTTGGCCGAACAGAAGGACGGGGCGGCATGAACAAGCAAATCCGAAAAGCCGCAGCGCTGGAAGTAGCACGGTGGCGGGCGCGAAAGGCATCCGCCGAAGCGCAGGCGCGGGCAAATCATCGTTGGGAGCTGGAACTGTTTTATCAGCGCGGCGTCGAAGTTGGAACTGCCGCCGCTGGGCTGGAACACTACGCAAGCGCGGCCTTTGAACGCGAATTTCGGTACCGGATGAGGCAAGCCGCGAGTGAAGTAACCGCGTCGCTTCGGCCCGATATCCAGCGGGTCGTAAACGAGATTTCGGAGCATTTGCGGCCGAGCGCCGGAGTGCGTTTTCCTCCCCCTGAAACGACAGAGGACACCCCTATCGTTTACGTTGATACCCGCGTCGATTTCGATGTCAAGCCGCGGGGGTATCGGATCGCGGTGATGGTTGGTGGGATTGCAAGGTGGTTCCACGCGAGATGAACGCCGCCCTTTTCACCCTGCTGTACGGCAACCCCATGTCGGTGCTGTCGTCGTGTCTGCGCGGTATCCTGCGGGCTGCGCCCGGCAAGGTGCTGGTCGCCGCCGACTACCGCGCCGTCGAGGCGCGTGGCGTCGCCTGGCTGGCGGGGCAGGAAGACGTGCTGGACGTGTTCCGCAGCGGGCGGGACATCTACCTGCACGCCGCCAGCAAGATCTATGGCCGCGAAATCACCAAAGCCGACGAGGCGGAACGCCAGATCGGCAAGGTCTCGACGCTGGCGCTGGGCTACCAGGGGGGCGTCGGGGCGTTCCAAACTCTGGCGCGAGCCTCCGGCGTCAAGGTGGCCGACGCGGACGCAGACCAGATTAAGGTCGCCTGGCGCGAGGCGCACCCGAAGATCGTGCAGTACTGGTACGATCTGGAACGGGCGGCGCTGGACGCTGTCCGCCAGCCCGGCAAGATCACGGTCGCCGGCGCGGTCGGGCGGGAAGTCCGCTTCCTGAAGAAGGGGTCTTTCCTGCTGGCCAGATTGCCGTCCGGCCGGCGGCTGGCGTATCCCTTCCCGGTGATCACAGAAAAGGAAGTTCCATGGGGCGGCACGCGGCCGTCGCTCACCTACAAGACCGTCGACAGCGTGACCCGGCAGTGGGGCGTGACCGACACCTACGGCGGCAAGCTGTGCGAGAACGTGACGCAAGCCGTCTGCCGCGATCTGTTGGCGGCGGCCATCGTGCGGCTGGAACGGGCCGGCTTCCCGGTCGTGCTTCACGTCCACGACGAAATCGTGTGCGAAGTGCCGGACACGCTCGCCGGGGCCGAAGACCGCATGTCGGAAATCATGCGTGAAACCCCGGCTTGGGCCGCCGGCTTCCCGGTCGACGTCGAAAGCTGGCGGGCCGTGCGCTACCGGAAGTAACCGCGTCCGCGGCGTTTCGATTGGAGAAACAGCCTTGACCGAAACAGAACCCTCTCCGACCGGCGAAACCATGCTGGACCATGCGCTGGCGCTGGCCGCGCGCGGGCTGGCCGTGTTCCCGTTGATCGAGGGCGGCCGGATCCCGGCGGTCTCGCAATGGCCGGAGCGCGCCACGACGGACCCGGCCGCCATCCGCAAGCTGTGGACGTCGCACGACCCGGTCCTGAATGTCCGGCGCGTGCGTCCGTACAACATCGGCGTGCATTGCGCGGGCCATCTGGTTGTCGACGTCGACACCAAGGGCGGCCGCCGGGGCGACGTCTCCCTGGCTGAAATCGGCATGCTGTGGTCAGACAGCGACGACTGGACCGACACCCTGACCGTACGCACGCCGTCCGGCGGCCGCCATGTCTACCTGTCGTCACCGCGCGCGGTGACGAACAGCGTGGGCAAGCTGGGGGACGGGCTCGACGTCCGGTCAGATCGCGGGTACGTGGTCGGCCCCGGGTCGGTCGTCGGGGGCCGGGAATACGTGATCGAGCAGGACCGGCCGATCCGGGCTGCGCGGCCGTGGCTGGTGGATCTGGCCGGAGCGCCCCGCGAGGTTGTCAATACCACCAATGTCGAGGTGTTGCTCGACACCCGTCCGGCGATTGACCGGGCTATCGACTATCTGTCCGGCCGGGAACCGGCGGTCGAAGGCGCGGGCGGGGACGCACACACGCTGCAAACCGCGCTGGCAATCGGTGACCTCGGCGTGTCCGAGGCCATGTGCCTGCAGCTCATGGCGGACCACTGGAACGACCGTTGCATGCCGCCTTGGGACTTCGAGGCGCTGGCCCGCAAGGTCGAAAACGCCTACCGCTATCGGCAGAACGACGTCGGCAGCCGCGACCCCCAGAACGATTTCCAGCCGCTGCCGTCCGAACCGTTCTTCGACGGCGAAGGGAACGAAGACCTGGCGGCCGCCGCGATTGCGGCCGGGCAGAAACCGGCGCGCGTGCTGCCGCTCGAGGATTACGCCGCCGTCCGGGTGGATTTCTCGCAGGTCGCACTGATCAAGGGGTTGATCGACGAAGGCGCCATGTCGGTGCTCTACGGCGACAGCAACGTGGGCAAGACCTTCCTGGCCATGAGCATGGCGTACGCGGTCGCGGCCGGCGTGCCGTGGGGCGAGCGGGCGGTATCGGCGGGCGGCGTGGTCTATCTGGCGGCGGAAGCCGGGAACAGCGCCCGCAAGCGCGTGCTGGCGTTGCGCGCGCGGTACGGCGAGCGGGACTTGCCGTTCGCGCTGATCCCCGAACAGGTCGATCTGTTGCGGGCCAACGGCGACGACGTCGCGGTGATTTCCGCCGTGCGCCGGTTTGAAGCGCGCGCCGGCGTGAAGTGCAAGCTGCTGGTGATCGACACCCTGTCGCGCGTGCTGGCCGGCGGCAACGAAAACGCATCCGAAGACATGGGCGCCGTCGTGCGCCAGCTGGACCGGATCCGCATTGCCACCGGCGCGCACGTCATGGTCGTGCATCACTCCGGCAAGGACCAGGCGCGCGGCGCTCGAGGCCATAGCCTGCTGCGGGCGGCCACGGACACGGAAATCGAAGTCCAGGACGGGCTGATCAAGGCCACCAAACAGCGCGACATGGACCACGGCCAGCCGCAGCGGTTCGAGCTGGTGGAAGTCCAGATCGGGACGTCCCCGGACGGCGAGGCGATGACGTCGGCCGTAGCAAGCATCGGCGCGTCGCTGGCGGAACATGAGTTCGCCGAAGACCGGCTGACGCCGGCCGAACAGACGACGCTGGACGCCCTGAAGCTGACGCTCGAGCGGATCGGGCGCGTCTTCAACGGCCGGCTGGTCTGCAACGGGGACGAATGGTTCGAGGACTGGGCCCGTGACCGGGCGCCGGGCGCGAAGGATCCGAAAGCGCCCTGGCGGGTCTACCGCCGCGCGCTGAAGGACAAGCTGGTTGTCGAGGAAGTGGGGCCGAATTTGTGGGCCCTGGCAAACTGAAAGGACGAGGACATGAACGACGATATGGTCAAACGGGTGGCGACCGCGCTTTATCAGGCCCGTAACGGGACCGGACAGCCGTTCATGGGGGTCACGCTGGACTGGCCGAACTATCTGGCCGAAGCCCGCGCCGCCATTACGGCCATGCGAGAACCGACCGAAGACATGATCGACGCCTTCCACCGGGCCGCCCATCTTCGGGTCGAATGGGGCGAAGACCCTATGGTCGAAAACCCGGAAAACGCTTACCGCGCCATGATCGACACGGCGCTGGCACACTGAAAGGATGGGGACATGGACAAAGATAACAGGCCCGGATGGGCCTTCGCCGAACTGACTAACGCCGTCATCGCCCATCACGCCGGGGCCATAGATCAGGCCATCCAGCGGGCGATCGAAGCCGGCGTCTCGCCGGACCAGATCCGCCTCAAGGAGCACCTGAATGGCGTACAGGCGAGTGTTCGCAAATGGCGAGCACGTCGCCACCGTGCGGATTGAGTTTGAAGGGGAGCGTCGAACATGGCGACTGTGGCAAGAGCGGTGAAATGGGCGTATTTGGCGTTTGCCGGGGAGCGGGACAAAGCCGGGCGATACATGATCGACCACATGTCCCGCGTTGCGGAGCGCGTTAAAACGCCCAACGAAAAGATGGTGGCCTGGCTTCACGACGTAGTCGAAGACGAGCGCTACAGCCTGGAAGAATTGGCCGCCGACGGCTTTAGCCGAAACGTCATCGCAGCGGTCGACGCGATAACCAAGCGTGATGGCGAAGGCTATGATGAGTACCTTGACCGCGTTGCCGCCAACCGGCTGGCGCGGACGGTGAAGCTGGCAGATCTTGCCGACAACTCAGACGAAGCGCGGCTTGCGCTGCTGCCCGCCGAAACAGCGGATCGGCTGCGTGCGAAGTACGCGAAGGCAATCGCGCGACTGGCGGCAACCGGGGAGTAAGGCGGATGGCGGTTTTAGTAGTGGCCTTGGTTTGTGGTGCCTTTTGCATGCGAGTTATCGGGTCGAAGCATGGGCTGAAGATCACAAATCCCCCGCGCCAACGGCCCTTTGATTGAAATCGACCATCTGGTCGGCCGATGACGGGCACGCCGGCGCGTCCCAGCCCCACCGCGGGCGGGGTGCGTCGTGCGGCGGGGTGGGAGGCTCGGGCCAGGCCAAGACGCCCGTTGTCGAGACGTCGAAGGCGGCGGGGATGGGGCGCGGCTTGTTCTTCATGCGGGCGTTTCTGCCCCAGCCGCGTGAAAGGGGCGTGAAAGCCGAATGCCCCGGACAATGCCGGGGCGCCACGTCGATTGATTTGTCCCCGCTCTAATCGGCGGGGGCTTTTTCTTGGGCGCCGACCGGCGGAAGCTCATGCTCCACGGCGGCGCACGCATATGCGATATAGGGCGGAATAGGCGTGCCGGTCGCATAGCGTCGCGGCTGGTTCGTGCTCAAGCCGAACAACTCGCAAACCGCCTTCTGGGACATGCCGACGCGGTTCCGCCAAGCCTCAAATTCGTCATATGTCATCGCTGTCTCGTTTCGATCCGCCAAAACCCCGGACGGTGCCGGGGCTTTGGTTTTTGTAGGGCTGTCGGGGGTCAGGCTTCGGAGCGCGTCACGCCTCACCCCGCAACTCGTCGTAATTCTCGCGCCACTGGACAGCCGCCGCGCCAATGTGAGCAAGGGCCACTGGCCCGGGGCCTTCGACGCGAAGAACCTGATCCGCGAGCCAGCCCAGGTCGCGCGCAGCGATAGGCTCGCCACGGGCCACGTGTCGGGTCTCGTCAACCAGCTCGGTCAGTGCGTGTTCGTCGCCCTGCGTCAGCCAAGCGGCGAGATGCCCCAAAGCCCGCAGCGGGGCAGGCGCGGCGTCCTTGTAAAGGCGATGATCCTCAAACATGCGCAGGAAAGCGTTGCCCCGTCCGAACGGCGTGCGGTGGAACGGTACATGTGGCGTCAGCGTGCGCCGCGCCAGCAGGGCCAGCAGCGCGATAAACCGCCGCTGCTCCTCTGTGATCGGCCGGCGCTTGCGCATCTCGCCGAGCACCTGCGCGGCCACAATCTGTGCCTGCGCAGCGCGGTCGCCATCCGGCGCGGCCGCAATCGCAAACCGCCAGTGACGGTGATGCGCATCCCGCCCCCGCCGTTCAGAGGCGAGGGCGTACCAAAGCGCGAGGGTGGTGCAGGTGACGGGCCGCATCAGAAATAGATCCGGCAGGTCTCGACCAGATCGGCCGCGCGGTCGGGCCGGCGGTGCTGCCGGGTGAAATTCACGTACCAATGCCCATCGCGCTTGTAGACGGCGACGCCATTGCCCAGCTTGTTCTTGCGTTGAAGCGCCTTGGCTGCCGCCTTTGCGCGGTACTCCCAGACCTGGAACTCGCGGCCTTCGGGAATGTCCCATTCGCTCTCGTCGGCGTACGCGACGCCGTCGCCGAGCGTCGAGCGGTATTCGATTTTGGTGCGGGCCATCTGTCTTCTCCTCGTTTGGGCTTCGTCTGTCGCCCTGTTGATGGTTAGACTATGCGCCATATGGCGATTTAATGCAAGCACTATTTTCGCCATATGGCGATTTTTTTGATACGAGCCCCTGAAAGCAAAAGCCCCGGACAATGCCGGGGCTTCGGGGTTTGCGGGCGTCAGGTGGGGCGGTATCGCGTCGTGACGCCCCTCACGTCGCCAGCCAAAGCGCCGAAATCGGATCTCAGTTCGTCCCATGGCCGGTCCCAGTCCAGGGGCAGCGCCAGCAGATCCGCCATCAACTCGCACGCCCGCGCCTTGGAGGGCTGCCGCGCGCGGTCGTCCACCGTCATGCCGCTGGCGACGTGCGCCACGCACCAGGCGCGGCCGAGCTTGTAGACGCACAAGCCGCGGTCCGCGTACGCCGGGTACTGCGCGGGCCCGTAAAGCTGGTTTTCAACGGTCAGGGTGATCTTTTTCATCCGTTTGTCTCCCATGAAGTGGCTGGATTGGCGGACGGTGCCGCCGATCGGGTCACGTCACGCGGCCGCCAACGTCCGCCCTTCGTGGGTCAGAAACGTCTTGTCCGCGACAACCGCAGAAAACCCGCTGCAGGTCCAAACGCGCCAACCGCCGGGGGCTGCGTCGAGAAACCAGGCATCGCCCGCGGCGATGCAATCGCGGATGTTCTGGATCGTCGCCCAGTACCGCGCCGCGTTGGACTGCGGCCCCGCGTGGATCAGATTGGCCAGCGCGTGCGGCAGGATGTGGCCGGTAACGTCGAGCATGATCTAGCCTCCCATGAAGTGGCTGGATCGGCGGTTTGTCCGCCAATCGGGTCACGTCACCAGGTGTCCATCTCGGCAAAGATCTCATCCAGCGGTGCGGGGTTGGCCTTCTCGACCGTGTAGCCTGCGTCCCGCAGCTGCTGCATGACGGACTGGACGTGATGCGGCGGGACCGCCACGCAGCCGTTGCCATAGGCCGCAGCCATTGCCGACCATGCCCGGTCGCCGGCATCCGTGACCGGCGCAAACCGCGTCCAGAAACCATCTTCGATGTAGACCAGATCCGCCATTTCGATCCCCTATCCGTTCGGCACCTGCCGTCGTTTCGATGAGCACAACATAGGGCACGAAAATCGACACGTCAAGCGTATTGTTGCGTTTAGCGTAACAATAAATGCAAGCTATTGGAAACGCTGCGGATCTATGTTTCGATTTTCGCGGGATTGGCGGCCGGGTCGCGCCGTGGTTTTGTAGGCGGGGCTGTGTTGTGGAGAGGGGTTTGCGGTGGACGAACAAACGCGAGACGAGGCGCCGCCCCGGCGCGGGCTGCGAGGGTCGCCGGCGATCCACGCCTACTTGGGGGCTTTGCTGGTCGGGATCCTTTGGAGCTTTGCCGCCGGTTTCCGGCAAGGCATTATCGCGGACTACTGGCTTACGTACACTGCCGGCGTTGCGGCCTACGTGATCGGGTTCGCCACCAACAAAATCCGGTACAGCTACTTTTTCGGGGGCGCGGCATTCGCGCTAGCGATCGTCGGTTTCCTCGAGTTTAGCTAGGTATCCGTGCGCAGATAGCCAATCGCGCAGGATTGCCCGGATCGCTTCGGGCCGGGTCGCGTGCTGCTGCGCACCCCGGACGCGTTCCAGGGCTTCCAGGACGTTGCGAGGCAGCCGCAGCGTGACCGCTTCCGTGTCCACGCGGGGGCGGCCGCCCTTATTGGTGTGTGGGGTTTTTGACATTGACAACCTCAAGGCAGGTTAGTAGGTTAATGATGTCATAAATGACGCGGGCGGGCAAGGTGTTCGCGCACCCGACCCGCCCTGACCCCAACCAATCGCCAAAGGATTGATCATGGCTGATATCTCCCATAGCCCCGCCGGCACCGGCGAGGCAATACCCGCGCTTTACCGGCGGTACCTGGACGCCTGCAACGCGATCGAACGGCGCACCAATTTCCCCACAGCCCGGCAGGAAGCCGATCTGGCGGACGCCCTGGACGCGCTGGCCGGCGCAACCGCCGACACACTCGCGGATCTGGTTGTCCTGGCTGAGGTTTACCGGCGAACCGCCAACCGCCCTGACGGCCCGTCCCCGTGGCGCGAAGATCGGCTGTTCAACGCTTTGCATCGGTCCATCCGCAAGCTGGCGAACCGCCCGATCGCGGGCGACGGGCTGACCGAGAACCAGCGGCGCGCCTTGTCCATTCTGCAGGTGCACCACCGGGCCGGAAAAGGCGCGCCCGTCGCCATGAAAGACTGGCACGGGGCTTACGCGGACTGGCACAAAAGCGCCAACGGAACGCAGGTCAAGCACCGCAGTTTCGTGCTGGTGATCCGGACATTGATCCGGAAAAGCTACGTCCAGGAGAGGGATTGGGACCATTTCGTGCCACTCGTCTAGGCGGGATTAACTGTTGCAGTCTGTAGCATACTGTTACGATTAGCGCAACAGATTGTTGCACTTTGGGGATAGCTTCGGGTTGGCCGGAGTTATCCCCACCTTTAATTTTACCATTTGATCCCAATGGTTTAGCCTGTGGATGACGAATTGTGGCAAGGCCTCGAGGAAAACGCCGAATAAATGTGCCCGAAAATTCCCGAAATTTCGGGTGCATCGAATGAAATCAATGGGTTAGGCCGATACGAAACGAGAACGAAATAAGGCCGGTGTATCCCCGAAATGTCGAGACTAAATGTGCCCGAAAAATCCGAATTTTCGGGTGCATCTAATTAAATCAATGGGTTATGACGTGAACGAAAAAAGAACGAAATAAGGCGAAATGTGTCAAACCATAAATCAGCGCCCTCAGAAACGAAGTGTCTGGGGCTGATGGCGGGGTGTTTTCGGGTTTCGGAACGGGGTAATGTCGGGCCGTTGATTGGGTGGTTGATCGGCTAAAACGAAGCGACGGCCCTTGACACGGGTTTCGGGGCTGCATCTGCGAAAGCGGGGCAGCCCTTTTTTCATGGCCGGCGGCCTGTGGTACCGTGTCGGGTGCGATCGGCTAGATAGGAGATTGACCGATGACATCCCGCCTGACCGCGCCCCGCGTCGCCAAGCGCGCGGACTGCAACGTCCTGACGCCCGAGAAGTGGGGCTGGATCCTGGCGCTCTATGGCGAGGGCGAAACGCTGCTGACCATCTGCCGCGATTACGATTGGTCCCCCGACAGCCTGGCGCTGCTGCAGCAATGGTGCGGTGCCCCGGACCGGCGAGCGGACTGGCAAAAAGCCGAACGGCTGCACGCGCATGCCTCGGTTGAGCTGTCGCACCTGATCGCGGAAGACCCCGAAGGCCTTATGGTCGACCCGGCGCGGGCGAAGCTGGCCGTGCAGAACCGCCGGCAGACGGCCGCGCAGCTCGACCCCGAACGGTTCGGCGCGAAGCTGCAGGTCCAGCACGATCACAAGGTGAGCCTGCGCGTGGCGCTCGAGGCCGCCGAAAGCCGCTTGGCGCTACCAGTGCGTGACCTGCAGCGCGATCCGGCAGCGCACGCGATTGATATCACTCCGGTTTCCACCCTGACAGCCACTGATACACAATCAGCTGCCCCGGCATCGGCGCGTCCTGTCCCGCCCCCGGCCGTCCCGCTCGACCGGCCCGCGACCCGCCGCGACCTGGACCCCCTAGGCCTGCTCGACTGACCCCCCACCCCCCCGGCCCTCACCCCCCCGGCCCCCACCCTCGCCCGGCGACCGGGGGGCACCCCGGGGGTGGGGAGCCCCAGCGCGGCCCCCGCCCTCGTTCCGGGGGACGGGTCACGGTAATTTTTTGCTATTGCAGAAATAGCTGTTGCGTTTTCCGTAACATTCGATACAGTCGACACCGTTGACCCCGTCGCCCTCCCCGACGCGGTCCACCAGACGCCCGGAGGTCCCCGAGATCCAGAGGCGCTGACCAGGCCGGTTCCGCCCTCCTCCGGGACCGGCCTGGTCTTTCTCCCTTGAACCGCGGCGGGGCAATGTCGACGTCACCTTACCGGCCCGAAGACGAACAGCGGTTGATCAACCGCCTGCTGAGCCCCGAAATCGCGGACAATCCCTTCCTTTTCGTCAAGTTCGCTTTCCCCTGGGGCGTGGCCGGTACGCCGCTGGCCCGGTATCAGGGCCCCCGGACCTGGCAGATCGACGAACTGCTGGCGATCGGCGAACATATCGAGGCGAACCGCCAGCGAATGGCCCGTGGTCTGGATCCGCAGGTCTACCAGTCGTCGACCGTGTCCGGCCGCGGTATCGGGAAGTCGGCGCTGGTTTCGTGGCTGAACCTGTGGTCCCGGTCGTGTCTGATCGGCTCGACCGCGATCACGACGGCGAACACCGAGGCCCAGCTGATCAGCCGAACCTGGGCCGAACTTGGCAAGTGGCACACGCTGTCGATCAACCGGCACTGGTTCGACAAGACCGCGACTGCGCTTCGGCCGGAAAAGTGGTTCGCGGATCTGGTGCAGTCGGACCTGCAGATCGACACGGGCTACTACTACGCCCAGGCGCAGTTGTGGTCCGAGGAAAACCCGGACGCCTTCGCGGGTGTTCACAACCCCCTGGGCCTGATCCTGATCATGGACGAGGCGTCCGGCATCCCGGCCCCGATCTGGAAAGTGTCGGACGGCTTCTTCACCGAACCGGTGCTTCACCGCTACTGGCTGGTGTTCTCCAACGGCCGCCGGAACACCGGGGCGTTCTATGAGACGCACCACAAGCACCGGGACTTGTGGAAGTGCCGGCAGATCGACGCCCGCACCGTCGAGGGGACTGACCCGGCGGTGTACGACAAGATCATCACCCAGTACGGCGCCGACAGCGACGAGGCCCGGGTGGAAGTGTACGGCCAATTCCCGTCGTCCGGCGCGAACCAGTTCATCGGGCGCGAGCTGGTCCAGGCCGCGCAGGTCCGGGAACTGGCGCCCGACCCGGGTGCTGCGCTGGTGATCGGCGTCGACGTGGCGCGGTTCGGGGATGACCATTCGGTGATCTTCTTCCGGCAGGGCCGCGACGCCCGGTCCCGCAAGCCGCTCAAGTTCAAGGGGCTGACGACGATCCAGCTGGCGGGCCGGGTCGCGGAACAGGTCGACCGGGTGAAGCCGGATGCGGTCTTCGTGGATGGCGGCGGGGTCGGTGGCGGCGTGGTCGATGCCTTGCGGTCGATGGGGTACAAGGTGATCGACGTCCAGAGCGGGGCCAAGGCGGACGAGCCGGAGCGGTACGCGAACCGCCGGGCCGAACTGTGGGGCAAGATGCGGGACTGGCTGGCGACCGGCTGCCTGGCCGATGACCCGGCGCTCGCGGACGATCTGACCGGGCCGGAGTACGACCACGCGCTGAACGGCGCGGTGAAGCTGGAACCCAAGGACAAGATGAAGCAGCGCGGGCTGGCGTCGCCGGATTGCGCGGACGCCCTGGCGCTGACCTTCGACCGGCGCATTGCCCGGCGGGACGCCAACGCGACCGGCCGGCGGGCGCCCCGTGTTGCAAAGGACGTGGATTATTCGTTGTTCTCGTGATATCGGTGTTTCGATTATCACAACTCGCCGGGCCTCGCATGTCGTTTGGCAGCTCAAAGAAGCAAGTGTCCGCGCCCGCTCCGGCCCCGGTAAACCCGGCCCCGGAGCGGGACGCCACCGTGGCGCAGACGTCGGCGTCGAAGGCGCTGCTGTCTGACGTGCAGAACACGGACCTGGCGAATGACGTTCGCAACCGGGCACGGCTGGGCCCGGCGGCGCGAGCCCTGGGGGTTTGACCGGATGATCGCCCAGTTGCGCCGCGCGGACAGACAAGCTTCGACCAGAGCGGCTGAGATAGGTCGAACCCGCCCGCAAGGGTCCAAGCGTGAGCTGGATACACAAGAGGTTGCCGAGTGCTCCGGGGGCATGGGCGGCCGTCGCGCTGCCCGTGTCTCCGGTGGAACCCTGGGGGTCTGACATGTCGTTTTCCGCGCCGGAAGTCCGAGACCCGCCGCCCGCCCCGACCCGGGACACGGCGTCCGTGGTCGAAGCCGAGAACAACGAACGCCGGCGGCGCGTCGCGATGCGGGGCCGGGCGACGACGATCCTGACCGGCCCGACCAAAGAAACACCCGTGACGTCGGCGGCGCGGCTGCTGGGGGGCTCATGACCAACGTTCTGGCTGGCGAACTGATCGAGGAAAAGCGACGGCTGGAGACGGCCCGGTCGAACTTCGCCCAGCAGTGGCAGGAGGTCGCCGAGCGCGTCCTGCCGTCCGCGTCCCGGACGTTCCACACGCCGCCGGGGCTTGTCCCGCCGGGCGAGAAGAAGACCGAGAAGCAGCTGGACAGCCGCGCCGCGATCGCGCTGACGCGCTACACTGCGGTCGTGGCGTCGCTGCTGACGCCCCAGAACCAGAAATGGCACACTCTCTCGGCCACTGACACCCGGCTTGACCGTGACCCCCAGGTCCGGCGCTGGTTCGACGAAGTCCGGGCGATCCTGTTCGCCCGGCGGCGGATGTACCGCAGCGGCTTCTACCGCGCGGCGATGAAGACCTACCAGTCGCAAGGGGCTTTCGGAACCGGCGCCGTGTTCGTGGATCTGGTCAAGCCGACCCCGCAAGATCCCGAAGGCGGGCTTCGGTACACGCCCCTGGCGCTTGGCAACACCTATCTGCGCGAAAGCGGATCCGGCGCGGTCGACACCTGCGTTACCGAGTTCGCGCTCGAGAACCGGCAGGTCGAGCGGTACATTCAGCTGGGGTACTTCGACCGCGCGCCCAAGGACCACGACAAGGTCATGGCTTCGCCGCACCGCCGGGCCGACAAGCGGCGCTATCTGCGCTTCATCGCGCCGAACGGCGAATACGATGGCGGGCGGATGGACTGGCGCGGGCGGCCGTGGGCGGCGCACTACGTCTGTATCGACACGGAAGAAGTGTTGGGCGTCGACGGGCACCACACCTTCCCGGTCGCTGTTTGCCGTGACGCCGCGCTGTCGGGCGACGTCTACGGCACCGGGCCGGCCATGTCCGTGCTGCCGAACATCAAGGTTCTGAACGAGCAGAAGCGCACGCACCTGAAGATCGGCCACCGGCTGGCAGACCCGGTCCTGCTGACGCATGACGACGGGGTGCTCGACACGTTCTCGCTTCGGCCGGGCGCGATCAATCAGGGCGGCCTGACGGATGACGGCCGCAAGCTGGTGCAGCGTCTGGACGACAACGTCGGGCAGCTGTCCGAACTGGGCGACATGATGGACAAGGAGGCGGCTGTCATCGAAGACGCCTTCCTTGTGACGCTGTTCCAGATCCTGACCGAAACGCCGCGGATGACCGCGACCGAAGTCCTGGAACGCATGCGGGAAAAGTCGATCCTGCTCTCCCCGACCATGGCGCCGCTGCAGGACGAGTTCCTGGGCGTGACCATCGAGCGCGAGCTGGACTTGCTGACCCGTGCCGGCCAGTTGCCGCCCATGCCGCGCGCGCTGATCGAAGCGCAGGGCGAATATCAGGTCCGGTACGAAAACCCGCTCGCGCGGGCCATGGAGGCCGAGGACGCTGCCGGGTTTGCCCGCTGGACGGAACAGGCGCTGACCATCGCCAACGTGACGCAAGATCCGTCGTCGCTGGACTGGATCAACACCGACGTCGCCATGCCGGCGCTCGCGGCGATCAATTCGGTGCCGGCCGCTTGGGTCGCCACGCCGGATGAAGTCGGCGAAAAGCGCCGTGGCCGCGAACAGCGCGCGACGATCCAGCAGGCGATCGAGGCCGCGCCGGGCGTCGCGGGGCTGCTGAAGGCGGGGGCCGGCAATGGTTAACCTGCCCGTCTTCCGCAAGCTGCAGTCGCGCCGGCAGGCATATCTGTCCGCCTTCGCCGGCGCGACCGGCGACACGGTCCTGCGCGATCTGGCGAAGTTCTGCCGGGCGCACGAAAGCACGTTCCACCCGGACGCCCGGATTGCGGCAGTCCTGGAAGGCCGCCGGGAAGTCTGGCTTCGCATCCAGGAGCATCTGCAGCTGACCGACGAAGAACTCTATGCGCTCAAAGGAGGCCCGACCGATGCGGGGTGAACTGGTTCTGATCAACAATGGTGCGGCGACGGGCAACTGGCAGCCTTGGCTGGGCGGGCACGGTACGTTTTCGGTGACGGCGGACGCCTGGAACGGTGCCACGGTCCAGCTTGAAATGAAGGGCCCGGACGGGACTTCGGGGCTGGTTGTCGGGCCGGATGCGCAGATGATTGCGAACGGGACGTGTCTGTTCCTTGTCGCGCCGTGCGAGCTTCGGGCGCGAGTTGTCGGCGGGCCGCCGGCCGGGGTCCGGGCGTTTGCGGTCGGCGCGGGGCGGTAACAATGGCGCGAACGTTCCCCGCGGCTTGGCCCGCAACAACCGGCCCTGAAGGGGCGACGCCCACCTGGATGCGCGACTTCCAGCTGGCGTTTGATTTTCGCCGCGGCATTTACCGGCTGAACCGGCAGCGGCTGCCGCTGCACCGGATCGACAGCCTGTATCACTCGCGGGCATCGGCCCGCCTCGCCGAGGACAGCGCGGGCGTCTCGCGTGAGTTCGGCAATGGCGTGATGGCGATCACGGATCGCGGCTACGACAGCCGCGAGGGCTGGACGAACCTGATCCCGAAC